TGGAATATGTCGCCGGACTGCTTGATGCGCAGCAGGACGCGCTGGGAGTCCGCGAAAGTCAGCGCCATTTCACGGTACGAGATACCGGAAGTGCGTTTGACGGTCGGGATAACCTCTTGCTGAACGACGTTCGCGCCCGCGCGGGAAAAGTAGCGGGCGGCCTGCTTGACGGCCTTATCCTTGGTCGAAAGGTCTTCAAAACTAAACAGTAGGTTTTTCATGTTGCCCCCAGATAATCAGACTGAAGGCATTATGGGAGCCTGGCCCCGCCCGGAGCCGCCCGGTTTTCCGGCAGGTCAGCCACCAGCGAACACGTTACCGGAGCCGGTGGCTACGGCGCTGCCACATGCCACCGAGTCGCCTATACGGCCCAGGGGCTTGCCGTTCACGAACACGGTGCTGGAGCCGGACGCCAGGGCAGAATCGTGGCACGACGGGCCGCAGCAGTGCGTTACCCAGTGATCGCCCTGCCGGTGGGCGCCCAGACCATTCACGAACACGTTGGCGGACGCCTCATCATTGGCGCGCGCGGGAAAGCAGCCGTGTCCGGTGCAGGTATCACCAAATCTAGCGACGGCGGGCATTGACGGCCTCCTTGAGTTGGTCGCGGCCTGGGTCGAAGTTCGCCCAAACGCGCAGCACAAAATCCCCGGTGTGCGTTGAGCCGTCGCTGCACTTCGCGCTTACGCGAATCGTCCAGTCTTTCGTGTTGGCCGGATTCGGGATATAGCGGATCACCTCATCGGCCTCTTCGGGCAGCTCATCGAAGTTGGCGCAGAACCCCGTGACGCCCTGTATCTGATATTCGATTTCCACAGGAGGGAACACATGGGCCAGAGTATTCGGCGCAGACAGCGTAACGCCTGCTGCGCCAGCATCCACCACCAAGCCTTCCAGCGGCTCCGGCCCGACTATCTCGCAGGAGTACCCCACGACAGTCAGAAGCGCCTCTGGGTCTACGGCGGTTATCGGGCCTTCCGTCCAGACCTCATCAGCCTGTACGTCATGCCATGGCACGGTAGCGGGGTCAGGTGTCCAGGTCAGCGGCATATCAGTTCATGTCGATTCGCGGGGCATTCATCACAATGCCGTCAGGCGTCATCACGATTTCAGACGGCCCGACAGCCAGGCGCATGGTGCCGTCGGCCAGCAGCTCTATATTCGGATGGTGCCAGCGCCGCCAGTCGGCGGAGTTGCCAGCCTCCGGGTTTCTGTAGCCAGTGATGATCGGATAGCGCGCGTCGCCGCCGATAAATGCCACCCAAACTGTGTCGCCCGAAAGGATCTCAAGCTCTGTGGTATTCGCCCCCGCCCGCGACTTGTCGCCTATTGGGTATTCGATTTCGGCTTCCGGCAGCACGTCGCCGCCATCGGTCAGGCCCGGTATTTCAACGCGGCATGTCCGCTTGGCTTGGTCGTAGGAGCGCACGATAGCCGGATAGCGCCCCGGCATGGTTCCGTATTGCATCATTCCTCCAGTGCGCCCAGCCATAGCCGGGTGTAGGTTTCGCTGTCGCCGCCGTCGTCCGTTCCGCTGCTGAAGAAGTGCGCAGCGGTGATGACGGCGAGCTTTAGGCCACCCGCGAAGGCAATCAGGTCACCCGCACCCAGGCGAGCGTCATAGTTGATTTTCACGGTCTTGCGATGCACCAGGCACCGTGTCATGTTCCGTAGCCGCTGCACATTCTTATGCGGCGAAAATCGAACCACACGGGGCTTGTCGCGCGCACCGAATACGGCCTGCCCTGCCGCATCCAGGGAAAAGAACCACGGAACCTCGTGGCGCTCCAGGAAGCCGCCGTCTACATCATCCGAAGCGTTGTCAGGAAGCGTCAGTACAGACTCTTGCGTGAACAGGTCAGGCAGGCGGATGAATTGGAGCTTGCCATTACGCCAGCGCACAACGCCGCCCTCTTCTTGCAGGGCGCGGGAAATATGGAACGTCGGCGTTTCACCCACCGGGCAATAAAAACGAGGAACAGGGAAGTCAGCATCTACCGCCTTCAGGGTCGCGCCTGCCGCCTTGTAAATGGCGGACAGCGCGGCATCTTCTTTGATAATGGCCCGGCTACGGACGTAGGCCGCACCAAGACAGGAATCAAGCAGCGCCGTGACGCGATATGCAGCCACTTCGCGCTCGGCTTGAGTTGTCCGCCCAGCAGTGCGGACGGACTTGACGATATGCAGCTTGTCGCCACCGCCGATTTCCAGCGTCTTGCCCTCGGCCAGCATCTTGTCCAGCTCCAGGCTATCGTCACCGGCCCGAATGTCGGCCTCCAGGGTCACAGGTACGGGAGCCATGTCGGAGCGCAACGTGGCGGACTTGATAAGGTCGCCGCGTACCTGCTTGCCGTTTTCTAGGAATAGGAGCATGGCCGCCCCTTATATGGTGATGATCGGCTGATAAAACGCCTTGCGCGGCATTTCCGATTCGAGTTGCGTGATTTCGATGGCGATTTCGCTGGATGAGCGCCCGAATGGGTCGGCGCCCATGCCGCGCGATGCCTCCAGTTGCAGCGCCGTCTCCCGCTCCATGTAGAGCAAGAACAGCGGTCGCACCAGCGCCCACTCTGACGTGGTGATGCCGGTATCGCCGCCTATGGACTGCTCCGGCGGCTCCTTGCCTTCATGGTCGCGCAAAGCTGCAAACCCGGCGTAGAACCGGGTTGCAGCAATGGCTTGAGCCAAAACAGACTCATCGTCCAGCAGGTTGCCCGCTGGCCGCTCATCCTCTGCGAAGGATTTCGCCAAGTCGGCCAGCCTGGTCATCAGCGGTAGTCACCCGAGTTGCCAGGGATGAGTTCGCCGAAGTAGTGGTAGAAGATCGTTCCGCTGAACAAGAGCGGCTGCGAACGGTTCTCCCAGTCACGGTCAGGGATGTCCATCTGGATGAACGCATCAATGATGCGCTTGGCCCGCAGGAACTTCTGGGGAGTGCCTTCGTAGATCTTCGCATTAAAGGTGCCGCCCCCGCTGGGGTACGTGCCGCCACGGGTAATCAGCTCGACCAGCATCTGGTCGATGTTACCGGCGACCGTCTCCATGAGGGAGATTTGGCCCTGCTGGGCAACCTTCAGTTGCTGGGGCTGCCACAGGGTAGCGCCAAGCGGAGTGGGAACCTCGATTTCACCGGCGGGCGAAAGCTCGGGCCAGGGAGCCTGCTTGCACAGCAGGTAATTGCCCTCGAAACCTTCGATTTCAAATGTGAAGTCGCTGGAAATGACCTTCGCGCCCAGGGCGGCGGTCTGGTCATAAAAGCCCTTGAGATAGGCAGCATTGGAAACAGTCATTTCGTGTCCTTATGGTGTGTGAAGTCACCCCTGCACTGTACGGGTGCGCCGCCACGCCGCACCCCCTTGTTTTCCGGCTGCCAGCAGGGGGAGCGGCAGCCGGACAGGACTATTTCTTGCTCGGCACGGAGTCGATGGTTACGGAGCCGGGCGTAACGGCAAAACGCCGGACTTCCTCGTTCGCATGCTGCGATTCGCCAGTAGTTCCGAACCAGAACGCCAGCACCTGCTTCAGTTCGTTGAACCAGTAGCCGATGATGGTGCCGATGGTCAGGCTGGCCGTGGCGTCTTTCAGCAGGCCGTCGGCCATGCCAGAGAAAACGAACCAGACAATGACGCCCGCTCCCATGAGCAAGAGCACGGTAACGGACGGGCGCACCCAGTCCTTCGTCTGCTGCGCGGCCAGTCGCCGGGCGCTGTCGCGGTCAGCCGCCTCCGCCGCGTACTGCACGGCAGCCGCCTGGAGCCGGTTGTTTTCGGCAGTTACGGCCAGGGTCTGGAGTTGCGTCTTGGAATTGACCTCCAGCTCCTTGAGCTTTACAGCGGCCTGCGGGTCAGTTTCCAGCGCGCGAGAAATGGCGTCAGGCGTCGCCTCGGTTCCCAGGGCAGAGGCCACCAAACCGCCCACGGCAGCCCCAGCAGGGCCGCCAATCAGCCCGCCCACGATGGGGGCAGCCTTGCCGACTATCCCCGCAATATCTTTCCATTCCATTACGAATCCTCCGCTGCGTATTGCAGATTGCCAGCCACACGGCGCGCCCAGCCACGGCCAAACGAACCCCAGGTTGATAGGTTGGTGTAGAAAATCAGTCGCTCGGCATTGAACCGGGCCAGAACGTCCGTCACGCTCATCGCCTTCACTGCGGCCAGAGTCACGGGGCCGATAGCGCCATCGTCCGCCACCTCGGCAGCGCGTTGCAGGAACCGGATAGCGTTGCCGATACCGTGGTTCACGGCAGCATCGAACACCTGGAACGCAATTGCGCCATCCAGCTCTTCGCTGCGCGCGCGGCTCCAATATTCGGCCCGGTAGATTTCCTTGGCCTGCTCCCGCGTCAGGTCGCGCATGCTGCCGGTGTACCCGGCAGAGCGGGCGGTGCGCAGCGTGATTCCCCAGTTCGTTTCTCCACCAGGGTCGTCAGGATGGTTCACATACCCGCCTTCGTGGCCTATCAGGCGCTCGAATGCCGCCTCGAAAGTCACCACGGTGCCGGGCGCGGGCGGATTGCTCACAACGGGTTCAGCCTGGCCCGACACGACGACGGGCGCAGGCGCTTGGGCTGCTGGCTTGGTAATTGCGCCAAGCAGGTTGCGGAACAGGTCTTCGATTTTCATCAGTTGCCCCCAGAAATCTTTGACACCACGCCAGCCCAAATTGCGGCGGCCAGCGCCGCAGCCACGACGCCTATGAACGCCAAGGTTCCGTGGTCGGCAATCCGGCGCAGCTTCCTGCCAAACCGCAGGTCGGCGCGGAACTCTTCGATGCTTTCCGGCCGGTCAATGTCCACCCCGAGAATGGCGAACACCTTTTTCACTGCGCGGTCAGCGGCACGGGCGGAAATCGTCTCCGCTGGCAAACAGCGCTCATCACTTACTTTCTCGGTCATAGTTGTCGAGTCCTTGAAATGGTCTTAGCGACGATCACACTGGCGCGTATCACGTCATTCAGCCGATTCACAATTGCCGCTTGCATCTTCAATTCGGACTCCCTTCCTTTTTTCCAATCGTTGAACGGTTTGCCCTCAAAGAATTTCCTTGCCACGCTCGGTTGCATTTGCATGGCTTCGGCTAGGGATGTTGATGAATATAGGGTCAGGCTAGACGCCAGACTCATCAGGTTTTCCGACCAGTTCGAGCGCGACGCGAGAGAGGCAGGTACGCACCGGAAATCGCGCTGGCGGCAGGTTCGCTGCCGCCCCTCCTTTCGGCATAGCCACGACGCCGCCGGGTGAAAACTCGATCTTGAACAGGTGATTCAGCTTCTGACGGCCCGTCAGGTACATGCCCATCAGCGCCTCGAAGTCGCTGCCAGGGAAGGCCGCCATCACGCGCATACGCTCCACAAGGTATTCATCGAATGCACCATCGGCCATGGCCGTATCCGGCGCCTCCTCGCTGGCGCGCACCAACTGCGCTGCCATGCCGCCCAGAATCCAGTGCAGGCGGCCCGTGAACGGCTGGCCGGAGGCGTTCTGTATCTCGCCCTCCATGCGCTCAATGGACTCCACCATGCGCCCGGTCAGGTTCTGAATCTTCCAGGTATCGCCGCCCAGCTCGCCCAGCTCAATCATGGGTGCCTGGGTCTGTATATCGGACGCGCCGTCCAGGTAGTCCGAGTAATGCCCGCCACCGACGGCGAAATCCGGGCCATCATCGGACGTGGAGGCCAGGTAGTGACATACAGCCAGCATCCGCTCTTGCACCGTCCAGTGCGCGGGATCTTCAATGCCCTTTGCGGACTGCACGGCAGCTCGCAGGAAGGCCGTACACTCGGCTTCCTCAAGGTGGGGCGGCATGGCGGCGATGGCGACCGACTCGCTGATACTCAGCTCACGCAATTGCACCGTCAGGCGGCGTGTGCGCAGTGGTGGAAAATGAATCACGCTCCCTCCTACAGAGAAGCAAACGACGCATTGCTCCAGTCCTTGCGGTCGAGCGCGGTCAAGGTGCAAAGCGTCATGGGTACGGCAAGCTGGACGAATTGCCCGCTGCTGTTCACCGGCGAACTCAATGGCATGCCGATGGATTCGATAACCAGGGGAGAAAACACGCGGCCCTTGTACTTCATGGCTATCCGCGTCGGAGACTTCGATGGCATCAGGGCTTCGATGTAGCCCATGTCGCCCTTGGCCGTCTCCACGGCCCGCGCCAGCACAGATCCATCCTCGGACAGCTCCACGGGAAGCGCCCACTCCATCAGCTTGTCAAACGGCGCTTCGACCTCGCTGGCCGCATTGCGCCAAGCCCGAAACAGCGCCACCACGGTAATTTTGACTGGCGGCATACCGTTGAAAACCTGGGTGCTGTTCAGCTTGGTAATGCCGGTACGGCCCTCAAACTGCTTCAGGAACTCGCCGGACTTTGACTGCGCATCGCCCTCGCCTTCCTTTTGCTTGCCCATCACGGCATCCACCACCGGCTGCAACGCGCCGGACTGGAGCATTGCCATCAGCGCGGGGGCGCGTGACTCGGGGCCGGATTGCTCGAATGGCGATTGCCAGTTGAGCACCATTTCCAGATTGGCCTCGGTCAGCGGCGCAAGCACCGTCACCGGGTCAGTGCCGCCCTCGCCCTCGATGCGGCCCCATGTATGTTCGCCCGTTTTGGCAACCTCGTAGAACGACGCTATGAGGTGTGGCGACAGGCCATCCCACAAAGACGTGAGAACAGGGCCGGTCAAGCTGGCGGGCATTCCGATAGGAAAGTTGTTCATGGCATAAAAAACGGCGCCACCGGCTATTGCACAGCGGCGCCTAAAGCCCCTCGGCAGCGGTTATTTACAGACCGGACTTACGGCGCAGGCGCATGGACTTCATGCGCCGCATCATGGCTCCGGCAGAATGACTCTTCATGCGCGCTTTGCGGATGGCGACCTTCTGCTTGGGAGAAAGCCGAACCACGCCGGAAATACGCTTGTTGACGCGAACCTTCTTGCCGTTGCGAACAACCAGCTTCTTCCGGTACACGGCATCCAGAACAGCATCCAGGGCGGATTCCTGGTCTTCTTCAGAGAACACGAAACTGTCAATCTCAGAACCGGCTTCATCCTCGCCCTCGGGTAGCACAGAAGCCACCAGATCGCGCACACGGTCGGCGGCCTCATCATCCCAGTCGTTCAGCAGGGAACCGGCATCCTCTTCAGTGACACCCAGCTTGACCAGGTAATCCCAGCCTGCATTGAGTGCCACGTTCAGTACGCCCTGCTCTTCCTCGGTGATGTCGCCGTCCTTGTTGGCGTCAGCGATGCCCACAAAGAGCGCCATCAGGCGGTCGGAGTAGCTTTCGCCATCGTCCAGGTCGTCGGTTTCCGCCCACTGCTGCACGGCAGCGACCG